CAAATCCTGAAGCAAATAGCATTACAAAGTTAGTTCCTTCAGATACTGTCTCAGTTACAACCCTAGAATCATCAAAAAATGGCGCAGAAATTGAAAATTTATCGTCAATTAAGTATTTTGCACCTCGTGTTTACTCATCTCAACACAGAGCAGTGACATCAACTGATTATGAAGCGATAATTAACCAAATTTACCCTAAGGCAGAGAGTGTTTCGGTCGTTGGTGGCGAAGAACTGTCCCCACCAAGATATGGAACAGTGCTTTTGAGCATAAAACCAGTTAATGGAACGTATGTTTCGGACTTTGATAAGCAAAATATACTGTCGAAACTCAAAAATTACACTGTCGCTGGTATAAATCAGGAAATTGTTGATCTCAAGATTCTTTATGTTGAGATTGATTCGTCTGTTTACTACAATAGCAACCAAGTTTCTTCATCATCAGACCTCAAATCAACAATTACTACTAATTTAAGCAATTATGCCAAGACTGTTAAGATGAATAGTTTTGGTGGAAGGTTCAAATATAGTAAAATATGTCAATTAATCGACCGTGTTGATGATGGAATCACCTCAAACATCACTAGAGTCATCATTCGTAGAAATTTAAACTGCATTTTTGAGAATCCAACACAGTACGAACTGTGTTTTGGTAATAGATTCCATGTAAAACCAGAAGGATTTAACATCAAGAGCACGGCGTTTAACATCAGTGGATTTGATGACAAGTGCTACTTCACAGATGTACCAAATAAGACCTCTACAGGGGCACTGGATGGCAGTGGAAAGGGTATTTTATCGGTTGTCTCTAAGAATTTAACCACTGATAATCAGTATACAGTCTTACTCAAGTCAGTTGGTACTGTTGATTATGTTAAAGGTGAAATTTTGATCAATACAATCGAAATTACTGGGACAGAAAAACCAAATAATGTTGTGGAAATTCAAGCATTCCCAGAATCAAACGATGTTATCGGACTAAAAGACTTATATTTAAATTTTGACGTTTCCAATAGTCGAATAAATATGCTTAAGGATGTTATTGCTTCTGGAGAGGATATCTCTGGAGTTGTATTCTCAAATAATTACTTCACTTCAAGTTATTCAAACGGGGTCTTAGAGAGGAAATAAAATATGTCTCATTTTGAGAAAAGAATAAAAGTACACCAGATTGTTAAGAATCAGGTACCAGAGTTTGTTCTTGCAGATTTTCCTAAGGCGATAGAGTTTTTAAAACAATATTATATCTCACAAGAGTATCAAGGTGGAAATATTGACTTAATTGATAATTTTGATCAATATTTGAACGTTAAGAGTCTTGTACCAGACGCATTGAATAGTTCTGCAGTTCTGTCTGCAGATGTAAGTGAAGATGATACAACGATTACTGTATCCAATACAAGAGCATTTCCAGATGAATATGGTTTATTGAAGATTGATGATGAAATTATCACTTACACAGGTAAAACATCAACTTCTTTTACTGGATGTATTCGTGGATTTAGTGGAGTAACAGAATATAAAGATAGATCGGTCATTTCGAACAGAAATAACAATTTAATATTTAAATCTACTGAATCTGCAGTACATAGTTCTGGAAAGACTGTAGAAAATTTGTCTTCATTATTCTTGAATGAATTTTATAAAAAGATTAAATATCTTATTGCTCCAGGACTTGAGAATTTAGATTTATCTAATGATATTGATGTAAGTCTTTTTCTTTCAAACGCCAGAAGTTTCTTCCAGTCAAAGGGTATCGAAGAATCAATCAATATTCTGTTTAAAGTACTGTATGGAACCTCTGCAAAAGTTGTTGATACAGAAAAATTCTTAATAAAACCATCGAGTACAAATTACGTTCGTAGACAAGTCCTTGTTTGTGAAAAATTAGATGGAGATAATCCGTCCCTCTTGGTTGGGGAAAGTTTATTCAGTCAAAAGAATCCAGATGTAGCAGGATCAATATCATCTGTTGATATTATCACAAGAAATGCTAAGGTTTACTACAGAATAGGTCTGTTTATTGGGTATAGTGATGATATTTTATTGGAAAACAATTTCACTCTTCCAGGAAAATCGAGAGTAATTGGTGATGTTTATGTTGGTAGTACTGTAATTACAGTAGATACAACCATTGGATACCCAGATTCTGGACAATTATCATGTGGAAATAATACGATTACATATAAATCAAAATCAATCAACCAATTCTTTGGATGCTCTGGAGTATCTGAAAATATTACTGATGGGGATTTGATTATTGAAGATGATATAGTATTTGGTTATGTTGATGGAGATATTAATAGAAAAGTTGATTTAAGACTCTCCGCAATAGTATCGTCGTATAAGCAAATCGATGAGATTATATCTTCGGAAAAGGGAGACCAGATTTTCATAAAAAATTCTGGATATAAAATTCAAAATCCTGAGACTGATAAGACATATGCTGAAATTTTTGGTAATTCTTGGATTTACAATACTTCTACAAGATATAGAGTAAGTGAAATAGACAACAATACTATTTTTAAACTTTCAAGTAAAATTGATAAGTCTAGTTTAAAAGTAAACGATACTGTAAACATCTATCAAAGAAATGATAATGTTCCATATGCATCAAACGGAACCATATTAGCAGTTGATGTAGAAAATAATACTGTAGAAATTAATATTCCTGGATTTGTATCCGAAACTGGAATATTATATGACATAAAGCGCGTATTAGAAAAATCCAGTAGCACTGGAGTCAGTATTGATAATGGTAATAATGTTTATACTGCAAATGTAACTAATCTCTACGTTGACGATGAGTTAGAGTTTTCATATGTAGCATCAAACTCATTGCCAGAATATAATATTCAAAAAAATATAATTTCATACCAAATCCCCAATGGAACCACGACATATTTGGGTGGATATGATCAAAATACCGATAGATATACAACTATAGTATTTCCAACTACTATTCCAGAATTTATTGATGGTGATAAGATAACATATAAAGCAGAATCTCCACTTCTGGGTTTAGAAAATGGAAGAGAGTACTTTATACGCATAGTATCTCCCAACAGCATTAGACTTTATGCATCTTATATAATAACAGGTGCGGAAGATTCATATTTGAGATTCAATGTTGCAGAATCTTTGGGTATTCATAAGTTTATTATTTCTAGACATTCTGGAGAAACTCTTTCATATAATCCAATTCTTCGCAAATTCCCATTAACTCAAGATTTAAGTGGAAAAAATCAATCTAAAAATGATATTGGAGAATCTGGATTATTAATAAATGGATTAGAAATAAGTTCTCCAGTTTCTAGGGATAAAATCTATTATGGTCCTTTAAGTTCTATTGATATATTAAATCCTGGACAAGACTATGATGTTGTTAACCCCCCAGAGGTAATCTTATCTGCAGGAGCTGGTACAACAGCAATGTTTCAACCAGTTATTAGTGGATCTGTAAAAGAAGTTTTAGTAGATCCTCAAGAATTTGGTATTGATAAGGTATTTTCATTGACTTTGAGTGGTGGTAATGGATCTGGATGTATTTTAGAACCAATTTTTACAGAAAAAGTAACTCAATTAAATTTTGACGCTAGATCCATCACAAATGGTGGCGGACTTGATTCAGTAGATAACACAATTACATTTTTAGATGTTCATAACTTATCAAGTGGAGATGAAATAGTATATGATCAACTAAGTAATTCATCTCCTGTTATTACTGATGGTCCAAATAATCTTGTAGATAGTTCTTCGTATTTTGTTAGGGTTGTTAATACTAGTACAGTTAAATTATTCAACACAAAAAATGATTCTATTTTAGGAATAAACACCATTGGAATTTCAACCACACCTAGTGCTGGAATTCATGCATTAAAAACACTTCCTCTGAAGAACATTGGAAGAATTAGAGTTGTAAATTCTGGTAGTGAATACCAAAATAGAAAACTTATCGTAAAACCAACTGGAATTTCTACAGTTGAGAATACAATAAATTGGAATAATCACGGTTTTAATACTGGTGATATTGTAGAATACTTAAATGATCAAACTCCAATTTCTGGTCTTTCAACTTCGAACCAATACTCAATTAAAAAAGTAAATAATGATTCATTTAAATTGTATGATGTTGGAATTGGTGCAACTATAAAAGAAAATGTTGAAAGAGATATAATTACAAACTTAACCGATTTTGGTTCTGGATACCACATTTTCAAGTATCCTGATATTGTCGTATCTGCTTCAGTTGGATATGCTGGAACTGTTCAGGGAAGTTTGACGTTTACTCCTATCATTACTGGAGGAATAGTCGATGGTTATATGTATGAATCTGGTGTCGGATATGGAAGTAGTACATTAAATTTCCACAGAAAACCAAAAATTTCCATACTTAAAGGTTCTAATTGTCAGTTAAAACCGATTATAGAAAATGGATCTATTAGAACTGTCCAAGTTCTTAGTACTGGCTCTGGATATGGTAAAAATCCAGAAATTTCTGTAGTTGATAGTAAAAACATTGGAACAGGTGCTATTTTAAGACCGATAGTTTCTGATGGGAAGGTTATCAATGTATTAGTAATACAGGGGGGAATTGGATATAATGAAAACACAACAACAATCAATATTGCCGATAGAGGTATTAATGCACTTATAGATGCAAATGTAAGGTCAATAAAACTGAATGATATTCCAAGATTCGGACAATATAAGTTAAGTGATAGAAGAAATAGAAATGTACTAACACTGAGTGCATATCATTATGGTCAAGACTTATCTTCCAATTTCTTAGATGATGGAACTAATCACTCCCCTATAATTGGATGGGCATATGATGGAAATCCAATATATGGTCCATATGGATTTGAAGACCCAAATACATTTGGATCAGATATTAAGCAGTTGTCTCCAAGTTATGTAATTGATCAATCAAATATTGAAAATAGACCAGTAGATTCGGATTTTGCATTTGGAACATTTATAGAAGACTACAAGTATGTTAAGGGTAGTGGTGATTTAGATGAGCATAATGGAAGATACTGCAGAACACCAGAATTCCCAAGTGGAATATATGCATATTTTGCAACAGTGCAAATTAATCCCCAAACTGGTCAATTATCAGGAAAATATCCATACTTCATCGGAAAAACTTTTAGGAATGAAGTTCTTTCGGAAAATAATTTCTTAGATCATTCTTTTGACTTCAATTCTTCAAATCTTGTTAGAAACGTTTTCCCACATAAACTTGGAGATCCAAATGCAGAAAATGATTACATTGATGAATCTTACGAAACTTATAGACAAGTTAGTGAAGTAGTATCAACGTCTATTGGCAAAATTGATAATATTAAGATAATCAATCCTGGAGATGATTATAAAGTAAATGAAAATTTAGTTTTAGACCAAAGAGAGGGAACAGGATTTAGTGCCTTTATCTCTAAGGTTTTTGGAAAAAATATTCTCAATGTAAATACAACGATTGAAGAGTATTCCAATTTGTCTTTTGAATGGAATTCCGACAAATCAATCACAATAGCAAATATTCCTTATACCAATCTTGACATAGATGATGGCGATTATATTACGGTATCTGGATTAAGCACTAATGTATCAAAGTTAAATAATTTACCTTTCCAGTGTTCTGTAGAGAAGCAGTCTGGACCTATTTCAATTGCAAAGACTATTCCTGAAAATTTAGATCCAAATGGAAGTTTTGAGAATGCTTATGTCACAACGATACCTTCATTTGTATCTGCTGGTTCTTCTTGCATAATTAATGGAGAATCATTCAGAATTTTGAATGTTTATGAAGACTTCAATTTACTAAAACTGAGAAGATTTGCGGTAGGATCTGCACATTCTGAAACATCTGCAATAACTTTTATTCCAGATAGAATAAAAGTTAACACAAAAGTATCCGAAGACTTCATTTCTAAGCACAATACCTTCACATATTTTAATGCCAAACGTTCGGTTGGTGTAGGAACAACTGCTGGATTATTTGAAGAGAAAATATATTCTGTTGGGATAAAGACGGAAGCAATAGGAGTTCCTATTAGAACTATATACATCCCAAATCACGGATTTACCACTGGTCAGGAGTTAATTTTTACAAAAGATAGTACAGTAGGTGTAGCAGCATTAATTGTAGGTAATGATGAAACTACTCTCAATACCTTTAGTTTACCAAACTTGGTAACCAATTCTGATACTGTCTATGCAATCAATAAGGGTCCAAATCATATTGGACTGACAACTCAGGTTGGATTAACAACTGGAAATGGTTTGTATTTCTATACTGATGGAAGTGATAATTATGAATATGGTCTGAGAACTAACTATGACCAACTTACAGGTTCTATTTCAAAAATTGTTTCTGAAATAGAAACCGAATTTGAACACGGTTTAGTGGAAGGTGATGAAATAACATTGAGTGTAGTTCCAGAAGTAAATGCTGGAGTTGGAATCGGATCTACACAGGTACGACTTCATATTGATGGGAGTAGATTGTTGGTCAATAAGACTACCTTCAGTTCTTCCGATGTAAATACATCCGAAAATACTATTACAATATCTGAGCATGGATATAATGATGGCGATAAAGTTTATTATGCTGGCAATTCTCTAATTTCTGGGGTAGAAGAAGGGGAGTATTATATCAGATACTTTACAAGAGATAAGATTAAATTATGTAAGTCAACTTACGATTTAATTTTTGGCAATATTGATGTAGATTTTGGTAGTACTGGAGGTTCTAGTCAGTCATTATCTTTAATTAATCCCCCCATTGAGGTTGCTAAAAATAATAAACTTGTATTCAATTTGGGAGATGAATCTTTATCTGGATATGAGTTTGGATTCTACTATGATCATGAATTCAATAGTGAATTTACATCTACCAATGATGCTTTTGAATATAACGTTGAGGAACTTGGTATAGGAATTGGACTTACTCTGTCTTCTTATGTATTATCTTATACAGATTCTTTACCAATACTTTATTATAACGTTAGAAAATCTGGATTTATTAATACTTCTGATGTTAGTGTAAGAAACTATAATCAAATAAAATATGTAAAATCTAATAAGTTTGACGGTACGTATCCAGTCGTTAATGTAAGTGCGGGAAGAACTTTCCAAGTTTCACCAGTATTCACACCACCATTATTATCACTTACCGAATCTAATACTTCAACTCTAGAATATACTACTTCTTCTACTAACGTTTCTGGACCAATTGCAGACTTTAAAATTTTATCCAAGGGATTTGGATATAAAACACTTCCTTTCTTAGATAAGATAGAAACTGAAAATGGAAAAAATGCTTCTATTTTAGTAGAATCTGATGATATTGGTAGAGTAAATGAGGTTCGTATCATTGATCCTGGATTTGACTATTCACCAGATAAGACTCTCAGACCAGAAGCTTCTACTCCATATCCAATAACTCTATTAAATGCAGATTCTGGAGTTAGAGTAGATATAATTGATGGTGGTTCTCAATATTTGAGTAGTCCAGATTTAGTTCTTATCAACAATGACACCAGAGAAGTTGTAGACACAGAATCATTTGAAGCAACGGCTCCTTCAGGAAAAATAACGAATATTTCTTTAATTCAAAATTTGAATGGGTTGGCAGACACAACACACACGTTATTTGCAGTAAACAACTCCAATGGTGTTGGAATTAGTAGTATTGTTGGTGGTCCAACTGGTGTTGTGACTTGTAGTTTAGTAACACCATTTATTGGATTTAGCACTTCAATATTCTCAGTTGGTGAGAAAGTATTTGTGGAAAATATTGAGAATCAAGTAGGAGATACTGGAGAGGGATATAACTCTTCAAATTATGGATATCAGTTCTTTGAGGTTTTGGATTATATAAACACAAATCCAGCAGTATTGAAGTATAAGTTGCCAGAGACTGCAACTAATCCAGGACTTGCAAAAACATTCCAACTCGGATACGCACAAATAATATCATCCAAAAACTACCCAACATTCGAATTTATACAGGAGAGACCATTATTCAAGGTTGGTGAAGTCTTGTTTGTTAGTGAAGATGGTGGAAATTCTTTTGTTAAGACTGACTTGAAAGTCACTTCTTCAAGAAAAGATTTCATCAAAGTAAGTGGTTCATATGAACTCGTCAAGGGATATGTTATAAGGGGTGAAATTACTGGATACAAAGGAACAATAGAAAATACTGCTACAAATAGAGCAAAGTATGAAATTAACTTCTCCAACGTAGAATATTATGGATGGGCAAATGATATTGGTAAGTTAAGTGAAGAATACCAGGTTATTCCTGATAATGATTATTATCAGAACATGGCGTATGCGATTAAGACTTCTATACCATTTGAAGACTGTATTGATCCTGTTAATAGCATTGTTCATCCAGTCGGACTTAAGAATTTTGTTGATGTTGGAATAACATCCTCAGTGCTCCTTGGTAAAGATTCTACATTACAGTCCGAGGCTAATATTGTATTGGATGTTAAGTCTGAAAGACGAGTTGATACTATAAACATTTTTGATATAGTTAAAGAAGTTGATATTCTCAATACCAATCCCCCAAAATCCAAGTTCATAAGAACAAAGAATAAAAAGTTTACAGATTATATAATTTGTAAAACTAATAGAGCTCTGCAAATTGATAATATTAGTTCATTATTTACAAGCAAAGAATCTAGTCTTGGATTTACAATACTTGATGAAATGCAAGAAGATTATGCAAGATATTTGGTACAAATTATAAACCCAGATACAAATGAAATTCAATTAACGGAAGTTATTGCAACTAATAGTACTAATAACATATTTACAACTAAGAGGGCAACTTTAAATAGTGATACAAATTCTGGAACATCTGAAGGTGCGGAATTAGGAGATATCTATGGAATATTTGATTCTCCAGAAGATACTAAGAAAATAGTTTTTGCACCTACAGATCAATATGATTCTGATTTTGATATTAAGGTATTAACGAGTCTGTTTAATTTCCAACAATTAGGAATTGGAACTGTACAGAAACAAACTATCGGTAGTGTTGATTTAATTGCTTCTAACGTTGGGGTTGGAACAACAACTCTAATTCCACTCGAAAATGCTATCGCTACCTTTGATAGATCTAATTTTGGAGCAGTATTTGCAACATTATTTGTAGAAAACAATGAGACTCAAGAACATAGTGTTGTAGATTATTCGGCAATATATCACGATGGAGAAATTTACGAAGCAGAATTTTTCTTAGATAATGATTCATTTAATTATTCGATTAATCAGATTGGTATTGTCACCACAAGACTTGTTGGTTCAAATAAAATTGAAATTAGAGTTATAAATGATGAAACAAGTCCTTTAACAGTTCGTTCACAAATTGTATCTCTCACAAATACTCCAGGAATTTCAACCTATTATTTTGATATACCAGGTCAAACTCCAGAATCTGTTAGAACTGTAAGATTTGAATCAAGTGAAATCACTTCTAGTGGAAATTCTATAGGTATAGTTTCTACCAACATTGATTCATCATCTGCGAATTCATACATAAAAGTTTCCACTGGTTCAACTTTTGCGTTGCATAGATTGCTTCTAGTTCATGATACTGAAAAAGTATACACAACACAATTCCCATTCTTCTCAAATGACGATATATCCGAAGCAGGAATTGGTACTTTTGGTGGAGAAATAGTAGGTTCCTCAGTCAATTTGAATTTCTATCCTGATTCAGAATATGTTGGGGCAGGAGTTACAATTCAAGGTTTCCATGAAATTTACTTCAATCAGTTAGATCTTCTCAATATTCCAGATGAACTTAGTTATGGTTCAAATACTACCAAACTATTCCAAACTTCTTATGATGGAGTTAATGGTTCTAGAGCTGATAAAAAACAATTCCCATTAAATTATAAAGGAACTCCAATATATCAAAAAACATTTGCACCTAATGCAACAACAATTAGTCTCGATGGAGTTAACATACACTCCCACATCATCTTTTGATAATGTCTTCAGTGCTATCGGAATAGGATTGACCGCAGATTATCTTGGTGTCACAACTACTTTACTTCCAGAAAAAGTTTATCCAATTGTTCTTACGCCAGATACATTTAAATTATCAACCAGACCAGATTATGCATCTGCAGGAATAGCAATTACAATCACTAATTATGGTACTGGAAATGCTCACAAACTCGAAATGACCAAAAAACTGTCAAAAGCAGTTATATCTCTTGATGGAATTGTTCAGCAACCAATATCATATACAACAGTTTCTCATAAAACTCTTTACAACGATAGCAATATCGTCTCTGTAGAAAAGACATTCTTCGCTATGAGTGGAATATCCTCAATACAACCAAGAGATATTCTCAAGATAGATGATGAATATATGAAAGTTGTTGAAGTTGGACTTAGTTCGAGTAGTAATGGTCCAATTGGTCTTGTTGCCGCTGGAATTGCTGCAACTATACCATGTGTTGCAGTTGAGAGAGGTGTAGTAGGATCTGGAATATCTTCACATATAGATGGAACTGAAGTCAAAATTTATAGAGGTGCATTTGACATTGTAGAAAGTGATATCTTCTTCTTGGATGCTCCAAAGGGAAATGCAAGAAGTGAAAGAGATAACAGTAATCTACCATTCCCAACATCATTGTTCAATGGAAGAGTATTTACAAGATCATCTTATAATGAAAATATCGTTTTTGATGATATCTCAAATTCATTTACTGGAATTGGTCAAACCTATACAATAACCTCCAATGGTATCAATACAACTGGATTATCGAATGGAAATGGTATTGTATTCATCAATGGTGTATTCCAAACACCAATAACTGATAACAATACTGGAAATAATTATGAATTAGATGTAGATGAATCTATTGGAATTTCTAGCATTCGATTTACTGGAATTACTTCTGTTGATGGTTCATTTATTAAATCAGATTTTGATATCAACCAAAATCAATTACCAAGAGGTGGTTTAATTGTTTCTCTTGGGTCCACAAATGGACTAGGATACGCCCAATTAAGAGGTTCTATAGTTGGTCTTGTCACAGATGCATCTGGATCTATCATCAATATTCTTACTTCACCATCAAGAAACAGAGATTTTGGAATCCAAACAGCATCTTATGATAATACTTCAGGTATTTTAAATATAACCACTGTTGATAATAACACATTTGAAGAGAATGATTTAATTCAACTAGAAGGACTTAAATTCTCTTGTGCTGAACCACATGCTGGTGTTACTACAACTATTTTCCCAGACGGATCTAGTCCATCAGGATTTACCTTCTCTGTTGAAACTAAGTATTCTAACAATAACTTTGATATTAACGTTGGAGTTTCTACAATCCCACACACTTATGTTGGATTTGGAACTGCATATGAGTACTTAGATAATTTAAATAATGGTTCTGGATATAGAGGTCCAGTTTCTGTTGCAGTTACTGATGCATCATATGCAGGTTCTGGTGCAGAAATATCTGCCACTGTTGGTGCGGGAGGAACACTCACGTTTACAATTGATCAACCAGGAACTGGATATTTGAATCCAATACTCAATATTCCAAATCCAATCTACGAAAATATGCAGATTGTTGGAAAATCGAGACTTGGAATTGGAACTACAACTGATACTGGAAGCAATTTACTATTAAATTTGTCTGTTGGTCAAAATAGTAATCCAATTTTTAATGACAGATTTGCAGATGCTGCCAATTTAATTGAGGCAAATAAAGAACTAATTGCTGAAGTTGCAGTTGGTAGAATGCTTGCAGCGTTCCCATCATTTACAATTCCCAATGGAAATCAAAACTGTATTGATGATATTGTAGATGTATTGGAATCAATTTCATATAATTTGAGATATGGTGGAAATGACTTAGTATATGATGCTGCAAATCTTTACATTACAGGCGCTCATGTCGCTGGAGAAGAGGCAGAATCTGTATATGCCTATGAAGAAGCAAAGAGTATGGCGATTGAGGCAATGACCAATGTTGAAATAACGATTGGTGGATACTCAAATAAAATCCAAGTATTTGACTTAAGTATCACTGCAGATCCACAAACTGGATTTAATACAGATCCTAATTCTTGTGCAAATGTTGCATCTGCAATTGAAACTTATGTTGGAATTGTTACTAATGCGATTGATAGTTCAACATTACCATCTCAAAGAACTGTGGCACCTGGATCTTTGTATGAAGTTAATAGTTTTGCAATAGCAAGACCAGGACATTCATTCAACGTCGGTGATAAGTTTACAGTTGCTGGATTAGTGACAGATGCTAGATTGTCTGAACCAATTTCCGAATTTGAATTGGAAGTTGTTGAAATATTCAATGATTTCTTTGCTGGTTGGCAATTTGGAGAACTTGATTATATTGATAGTTTTAAGAATCTGCAGGATGGAAATAGAACAAGATTCCCATTATTCTACAATGGCGAACTTGTAAGTTTTGAAAAAGAGGAAGAGAATGATCTCTCATCTCAAATAGATTTGGATTCAATATTAATCATATTTGTTAATGGTGTTATTCAGTCTCCTGGAGTTGCATATCGTTATGAAGGTGGAACCTCGATTAATTTTGATAGAGCGCCAGATGTTGATGATAAAGTAGATGTATTCTTCTATGTTGGCGACAGAAATGTTGATATTGATCAATCGGATATCAGAGAAACTATCAAAAAAGGTGACCAAGTATTCATCAAGAAAAATCCCACAATATTAGGGACTAAATCTCAAGAAAGAAATAGAACTGTGGTTGATTTATCAACATCAGACACTATGGAAACTGATATCTATACTGGTTTTGGTATAGATGACGTAAATGAAAGATCTCTTGAATGGATTAAGCAAAAATCCGATTTGGTAATTAATAATGAAAATATATCAAAGGCTAGACCAATTTATGAACCAAGAATATTCCCAACGGCAAAGGTTATTGGAAGTATAGATTCTTCATCTACAAGTATATTTGTAGATGAGGCAAGACATTTCTTCATCGAAGAAGATATTTTCAATGAGGTAATTTCTAATGTTAGCGCTTTAGTTGTT